AAGCAACAGACTCAAGTGTTCAACAAGCCTGTTGGTGTTATTCGCACGGCTGGCGGTGCCGAGCAGTTAGGTCAAACCATTAGTCGTGTAGCTGGTGCGTTAGCAGATCGTGAATACCAAGTCGCAGCTAATGAAGCGCAAGATGTTGGTGCAAAGGCTGGCATGGCTGTGGCTAGCTCTAAGGTTGCAGAGATTGATCCAACAACTAACATGCCCGTTGCTTATGCCCCGCCACCTACTTTCGGGCGCATTGCTACTGGTGCGTATCAAGATTTAATTGATAAACGCTTTGCTGATTCTGTGAAGATAGAGCTAGAGGCAAAGGGGTCTGAGATAGCGGCTAGCTCTAGCAGTGCAGCACAATACAAAAGCCGCATGGGTAATTACGTTGAGGCTATGTATAACGCTGGCGGGGAGCAGACGGCATACACCCGTATGATTTCTGAGGGTGGCGCAGAATATATTAACAGCACTTACACGGTCTTGCGCAAAAAAGAAATTGCCGCAGCAAAGAAGGCTGTCTTGCGCGAATCGGAGCTTAGCGACTACAGGGCATCATTAAGATTGCAGCAAGCTATTTCTGCAAGAGCGCCCAGTGAAGAAATCCAAACATTGATTAATGATCGGATAGCCTCGAATCAAAGTCGGCTTGCTGCTGGTGGGTCTGTTTCTAGCTACATAGCAGCAGATAAGTCTATCAGAGAGAGTTATGCTTTATTTGCTAACAACGAATTGTCTTCTGTGTATTCAAGTTTGTCTGAGGAAAATCAGGCAAAGGTTATTTTATCACTGACGGATACGTCTGCTTTGGATTCAATATCGACAGAGACTGGGATTACAGGACTTAAAGGACTTGTTGTAAACGCCTTAGTTGGAACAACAGTAAGCTCTTTGCGCGGCGGACTAAGCGCAATCACCACCGCACAAGCAGGCTTGGACTCAATTCAAACTACCGCAGACCAAGAATTTGCTGAGTCTGTGTTCGAGGACAATGAGTCAAAAATTACTCCATCCACCACGATGGCTGAGATGCAAGTAATGGTTTCTGAGATACAAGACCCAGAACTAAAAAGACAAACTCTTAACAATCTATTCTTCAATATGGTTACAAAGGCTGGCGATACAGAAATCGGCGCTAACGTAAATGTTATGGATAGAGTTACCGCCGCATTGAAAAGCGACGATCCAACCGCGTTTAATTCTTTAGAGGGCGTTGTCGATCCGCAGTTTATTGAGAGCCTAAGAGCTATACCTAGAGCAGATCGAGGTGATCTGGCTAAAGATTTAAGTGATCGCCGCCAAGAGCTTGCAAGCATAGACGCGTTCAACAAGGCGCAGTCGAAGAGCGAAAGAGTGAAAAGAGCAGAGTCCAGTTTGGATAATCTTCTTGAGACGTTTATGGGATTTGACAAGGTGCAGAAGGCTGAACTCATTGCTGCCCTTAAAAGCCCCGAGGCAATGGCTGCTTTTGAAAAGGCAAATAAGGTCAACCTTTCAGCAGATTATTCTATTGCCGCGAGCGAATTGGGTGACGATAAAGTAAGAACCGCTTTGACCCAAGTTAGCTCTGATACACTTGCCAAAAACAAAGCACGTAAAGAGCAGCGTGAGGGTGCCGTCAATACTCTTGTTAGTAAAAACAAAGGAGGCGTAACTAGATCGACCTCTGATGGCGAGCTACGCAAGCTGGTCTCCAGCCTCGATGGCAAAGCTGCGCAAGATGAAGCTTTCCACAAACTTAAACTTGTTCAACTAGAAGCGGCGGTAAGTGGATCAGCTAATACGTCTGACGTTATCGACAAGCTTACCATCGCTTTAAGAAACCCATCTACAGAAGCACTTGAGTCTTTAGGTGGCATTGTGGACAAGCGCGTTATCTCAGACCTGAAAGGTTTAAGCACTGATGAGCGTAGAGATTTGGCTACCAACATTGAAACGGTTAGGTCTGCTGTCAGCCGAGAAGAAAACCTAGCTGCAGCCAATACGCTTGAAGGATTTAAGTCTCGCTCGCTTGCGCTTTCTCAGTCCCTTAACCTTGTATCAGACTACAACACGTTAGTGTCTGACATTAAAAAATCAAACGTAACCGAGAAGCAAACTCTGATTAACTCAGTAACTGCAAAATACTCAGACCTTGCTTATGATAAGTTTCTCGATCTAGGTATTGATGACACTAATAGTCTGGATAAGCTGGTGCGAGAGCTTCGCACTGGAAGTGTTGCGGATTTGACTGCGCTTGAGAAAAAAGCCCTGTCGGTTCTAAAGCCTCTTCACCAAGCAAACTCTGGCAACACAGAGACCCGCCTTGGTAATACTATTAAAGAATACAACAACCTTAAACTGGAAGCTGTTAAGAGGTCTGAATTAAACCTAATCACTAGGCAAATTTTTGTTGGTGAAAGAGTTAGCGATGATGACTTCAAGCGTCTTGAGGAGGATTTGTTTAAAGGCAAACCTCAAACCATAGCGTCACTTACTGAAAATGAAACGGTTGTAAGGGCCTTGAGAAATGGTGTTGTATTCCCTGCGCTGGGCAAGTCAATGTCTCGCGCAATGACTGGAAATAATGAAGCTAACATACGGCTTGCTACAGATTTGTTTGAGAAATACGCTGGGGCAACTGCGACCACAGAGCAAGGTAAAGGTATTACTGTAGATGTAATGCGCCAGTACCTTGACGAAGATACCTACAACATTCTCTCTGCTGTTGCTTTTGTTGCGCGAGACGAGAGCATGGATTCCGTTGAGGTTCTTGCCAACTTCAGAGCTTATGGTGGGATTGCGGCGATTGATGCTGATATTAAAGCTGGTCTGGAAATACCAAAGGGTACAAAGGTTGAGGACTGGTTAAGAACAAAAAACATGAGTCCTAAGTACCGCAAAGAAATTGCGTCAGTTATGCGGATAAAGCAATCTCGCGGCGTACCTATTGATGAAGGTTCTTTGAAATCGATCATTAAAAGCTACACGGACGAAATGGTAAGCGACCCATTTACTGTTAGCGCAAGAATTGGAGACGCGGTTACGAACAGTCCATCAATGCACTTTACCGATAGGTTTATAGCGTTAAACTCTGATGGCCTAGCTGAAGCATTAAGTAACGCGGTAAATAAAAACTATGATTCTTTCTTGACCGAAGGAACTTATGGTGAAGCTAGATTGCGCGCAATTAACCCGATGACGTACCTTACAGCGATTGGCGCTAAAACTGACGTGGGTTTTTCTGGTTATGCGCTGTCAATAAATTCAATTCAGAATGTTAGAGTCTTGTCAGGTAAGAAGGGAATTAATGTCCCATTGCACTACAAGCCACTAGGCAACAGCTTTGACACTGGCCGAGAGGTATTCCAAGTCGGGTATATGGGAACAAATGGCTTTGAGCCATTTTCTCCTGATGGTGTGCCTTGGACTATTACCGCAACTGATGAGACTTTTGAGTCTGCTTTTAAGCTTCAGTCCGTTAATAATGTAACTGCTAGCATTAGGGCTAACGCCCCGCAAAGCGAGATAGACACTAATAATGTTATTTACTTGTCGTCTATATACGAATTTAATTTTGATGACATGCTTCTTGATCCAGAGATAAATAGAATCCTTGAGTCTGAATCCATTGGGACTGAGGAAGAGCTTCTAAAGATCGTCAATGACGCTAAGAAACAATTCGAGGCCATGAAATGAAGATTGAAGAAAGAAAGCTACCTCCAGTTGTCCCCGCGCAATCCTCTCCCGTAGAGGGTGGCAAGCCCACACTAGCGTCAACATTTAATGCTCAGGCTAGGAGTACCTTTAGCCCAGTCGGTGCTGGTCTAGGCTTCTATATGAGCAGCGGAACTTACAATCCAAACGGCGTACAGGATGTTGAGGATTACATTAAGGCCAACAACCTTAATCCTGCTGATCGCCGTTATATGAGAGCCTTTGGGATTGGGACTGAAGGGAACTTTTCCAGCGCAGCTAAGTTTATTGACACACGCAATGCTGATGCTGAAACGCTTGATAACGCTACTGGTGTAAACCTTTTCTTTACAGACATTCCCACCTTGGCCTCAGTAGCACTTGTGGGTGCTGGCTTTGCGGCAAGGGCTGCGACTGCGACTCTTCGCTTAAACTCTGCACGTACTGGCCTTAGCTATGGTCAGACCCTTACTCGAACCCCTGCTGGAGCGGCGGCTAGACTGGGTGCGCTTGAGACTGGAGTTGTTGAAACTGGCGTCGAAAGCTTTAATGTTTTAAACACTGCTGTTTCTGAGGGCGAAGCTTTGAACGCTGCGGAAAATGCAGCACTTAACATTACAATGGCTACTACTCTTGGCCTTGTCGCTGGCGGAGCAATCGGTGGGGCTTTGGGTAAGGCGGCTAGGACCGTTCCATCTAAGCCCTTGACCCCCGAAACTGCGGACACTTCACCGATACCTTCTCTTGCTGAAAGAAAAAAAGCAAAGCTTGAGCAGTATGCTGAATACGTTAATGACTTAGATAAAGAACCTACTGAAGAAGAGCTTGGCCTTGGCTACGCTGGCGGTTGGTTTGTGAACAGCCCCTTGCTAAAATCTGTACCTGCCCCGTTGCGCACCGAGGTTCGAGATCCAGAAATTCCTGACTACGCTAAGGAATCTTTGCTTGCTTTGGCTGCGAACCACGCAATGGTTTTTCTCAGAAACAAGCTTGGCTTAGGAACTGGAACCTCAGTTCACATTGAATCGAATGTAAGGGCTGGCCAGTGGTTTAAGGCACTAGATGTCTTGGATGAAAACTATCGTAAGGTAAGCCCAAGAGGGCAGACTACATTTCTTAATGTGCCAGTTGGCGAGTATGTAGAAAAGGTTCGTCGCGCTATTGGCAAAGACAGCTTTGCCCCTGATGAATGGTACAGCCACATTGGCAGAATGGTCATTGATGACGTTCCTTACGACAAGATGACCCCAGAAGAGGCTGGATCAGTCCAAGCTGTTAAGTCTTTCTTTGCTAAGTATGGCGAAGAGCTTGAGGCTGAGGGCCTTATCAATCCGAGAGATATGTTCGAAGATGTGTTCACTAAGTCTGATGCGCGGTTAGGTAAAGCTGAGAGCGTTGTCCAAGGAATCATCCGAGCAAACAAACGCTGGATGCTTGGTGACGATGTTGTTGACGAGATTGCAGACCTTGAAGACGCTAAGAAATTGCTTGACCCAAAAACGGATGCAGACAAAATAATCTCTATTAATGCCAAGTTATCTGGTCTGAATACGCGCCTAGCTTTTGTGAAAAGAAAAGCCCCTTATTTTGCACCGCTGCTAGCAAAGATAGATGGCGCTAAAACTATTGATGATTTAGTTGCTATGCGCACAGACCTTGACCTAACTCCAAAGATGGAAACGGCATTGGGAAATCTAGGCGATAGCATTAATGATATGCGAGATCAGATCGACAACGCGCTTGAGATGATTGAACGCGCTGAAACTTCTAACAGATCAGCAAAGCCAAACTACTTCATGCGTATCTTTGATCGTCCCGCTATTGAAAAGAATAGAGACGCCTTTAGGGCAATCTTAGTGCAGCACTTCAAAGAGAACCCTGAGATTATCTCCCGAGGTGACGATAAGTTGTTTAAGGTCCAGAAGATGGCAGTTGACCCAGCATCTTTAGCCAAACGTGCTGACGATACGATTGACACTATACTTGGCGAAATAGATGAAGACGAAATTGATGCAATCTTTACGGGCGTTGGCAAGTCTGGACCGTTAGCTTCTCGCCGACTCAACATACCGAACGAAAAAGTTAAAGACTTTATCGTAACTGACGTTAAAGAGCTTATGATTGCATACACTAACAGAGTTGCGCCAAAGCTAGAGTACCACAAAAAGTTTAAGAACCCTGAGACTGGCAAGATTTTCTCTTTGGATCAGCAAACAGAATATATGCGTAAGCGCATGCAAGCTGACGGTGTATCCAAGGTAAAGATTGATCGCTTCATCAAGAACTTTAGAGCAAGCTATGATCGCATTGTCGGCAGCACACTAAAGCGTCCAGATGCAATCGACACTAAGATTGCTAATGCTTTACGCACAGCTACTCAGTGGACATTCCTTACTGGCTCTGGCGTAGCAGCTATTGCCGATGTCTCTACGGTTTTCATGGATCACGAAATGGATGTGATTGGTCGCGGATTGCTTAGTGCTATCGACGGCTCTTCAATGAAGCTGTCCAAAAGAGAGCTTAACCTTGCTGGGGCTGCGCTCGAGATTACTGCTGGCACAACGCACCTTCGTTACGTTGAAAGCCTGACAAACAATATCTTTAATAAAAGCACTGCTGACAAGATGAACAACGTGTTCCACACGCTGAACGGTCTTGGCCCAGTTACAGTCGCAGCAAAGATGCTTGACGGTCTTCTTCGTGGCCACACACTTATCGAAGCATCGGTTAACCTTAGCAATGGCGTAGCAACTCCCTTCGAGAAAGAGTTTCTTGGACGCTATAACATTACCAAGGACATGGCGCTAAACATTGCAACGTCACCTTACCAGAAAAGTGACAAGGGATTGTACTTACCCAACACTGAGAGTTGGACTGATGAATCTGCGGTTAGCGCATTTAGATCAGCCCTCAATGCGGGTGTATTAAACCGAGTAATTTCTGGCGCTCCAGCAGACAAGCCGCTTATGGCTGATGGCGTTGCTTATATTCCTGATAGTTTTGCTGATAGGTTGCCATTTAACCTGCCTAAAGATGAGGGTGTAGAGGGGTATCGCCGAGTGGAAAGCGGACTGCTTGCGCTGCCGTTTACATTTTATTCATATAGCTTTGGTGCGCTTAGTGCGATCACCTCCAACTATGCGTCTGGCTCTGTTCGAAATAAAGCCGCTCACGTCATGGCCTCAATGGCGCTAGGTTATTCAATCGTAAAGTACCGCACGCCTGAGTGGGCTTGGGATGAAATGAGCATGCAAGATAAACTTGCTAGAGCTTTTGACTTCTCTGGTCTGGCTGCAATCTACAGTGACATGGCCTATCGTGCCCTTTCTATGCAGAACGATCTTGGATTTGAAAGCTCATTCCCAATAAAACCAAAATTCCAATCTGAACCTGATTCGTTTGCGGCTGTCGCCTCCTTGGGTGGAGCGCCAGCAGACTGGACTTATGAAGTTGGCAAGGGGGTTGCACAATTGCTTTCTGGTGATACTGGCGATGGCGCAAAAAGTATCTTGAAAATGGTTCCCTTTATCGGAGTACTGCCAATGGGTGACGATATTAAAGATTTAGCAAAGAGTGTCGCGTCGACGATGCCAAATAGACAGTAGTTTAATTAACTTTGTGCGTTGAAAGCGCACGTACTTGCATGAGAATACGTTCAAAAGGAACACGCAATGGCTATTAATATATCAGACAATGATCCGCGGATTCATTACACAGCAACCGCTGGTCAAACTCTGTTTATCATTCCGTTTACTACTTTTGATGACAATGACTTGCTCGTTTACGTCAACGGTGTATTGAAAACTATTACTAGCGATTACACTATTGCAAATAGTGAGGTGACTCTGCTGTCTGCCGCTTCTCTTGGTGACAAAATAGCACTGACGCGTAATGTTCCTATTGAGCGAACGACAGACCTAACTTCATCGTATAGCGCCAGCGCAATCGACGATCAGCTTGACCGCATTGTTTCTCAGATTGCAGACTTAGATGATAAAGCTGGACGCTCAATACAGATTGCTGATTCCGAGCTAGCTACTTCTTTGGACCTTCCTTTGGTGGATGATCGCAAAGGTAAAACAATTCAGTTTAACTCTGTAACTGGTGCGCTTGAGGCTGGCCCAACTTCAAACGACATTGCTACAATTGCTAACAACATTGCCGAGATTCTAGCTGCTGACGATGAGGCTGCTGCGGCTGCTCTGTCCGCCACGGCTGCTGCTGCTAGCGCAACTGCTGCGCAAACTGCTGAGACGGCTGCTGAATTAGCTGAAACTAATGCTGAGACGGCTGCTGCTTTGGCTTCAACCAACGGTGCTGCTCAAGTTGTACTAGCTACAGATCAGGTTTCGCTAGCTACTGACCAAGCTAATTTGGCTACAACTAACGGTGCTGCGCAAGTTGCTTTAGCTACTACGCAGACTAGCCTAGCAACAACTCAAGCAAGTAACGCTGCGGGTTCAGCGTCTACTGCAAGCACCCAAGCTGGCATAGCGACAACCAAGGCAAGCGAGGCCTCTGCCTCTGCGAGTGCTGCTGCCGCCTCTGCTGCATCTATTACAGGTAAAGAAGCTAACGCTGCTGCAAGTGCTGCGGCGTCTGCAAGCTCGGCTACCGACTCAGCTAACTCTGCTGCTGCTGCGGCTGCTGCTCTAGATAACTTTGATGACCGTTACTTAGGTACGAAGTCTTCTGAACCAACTTTAGACAATGACGGCGATGCTCTTGTATCTGGTGCTTTGTATTTTGATAGTACCTCAAATGCTATGCAGGTATACGACGGTGCTAACTGGATCGCTGCTTCTGCGGCTGGTGTAGCATCAATGATCTTGTACGAGTACACAGCTACTGCTGGCCAGACTACGTTCACAGGCTCTGATGATAACGGTAATTCTATCTCGTTTATTCAAGGCAATGAGATTGTTGTGTTTAACGGTATTATCTTAGACCCATCAGATTACAACTCAACATCAGGTACTAGCATTGTTCTGAGCGTGGCTGCTGCTTTAAATGATTTGATTAACGTGTATGCGTTTAAGTCTTTCACTGTAGCTGACACAGTATCAGCATCTACGGGTGGTACGTTTGGCGGTAACGTCACGGTCACGGGAACACTGGCTGCTACTACACTTACTGGTGATGGTTCAGCAATTACAGGTTTACCTGCTGGTTACACAGACACTGACGTAGCTACTTACTTAGCTGGTGTTGGTAACGTAGTTGTAGGTGGAACAGTCGATGGCGTAGATATTGCTGCACGAGATGCAATCCTAACCTCTACGACTACGACAGCCAATGCGGCCCTGCCTAAAGCTGGCGGGGCAATGACAGGTGCTATCACTACGAACTCAACCTTTGATGGTCGTAACGTATCTGTAGACGGCACTAAGCTCGACGGCATTGAAGCAGGGGCCACCGCCGACCAGACTGCTGCGCAGTTACTCACTGCAGTTAAGACTGTTGATGGTTCAGGCTCTGGTTTAGACGCTGACTTGTTGGATGGCCTACATCTAACCTCCCAAAACAGAAACAACCAAGCAAACAGCGTAGTACGTACACAGGCTGATGGCTACGCAGAGTTTGGCTGGATCAATACTACATCTGGTGACACAAGTGGTGGCCTATCTAGAGTGTATGTTGACACAGGTGATGGCTTCATACGCAAATCTACGCTGTCTCACCTTAAAAGTCAGATGGGTGGGTCTAACCCTTACACTGCACAGTCATTGGCAACTAATGGCTACATTAAGCTAGTTGGCGGTCTTATAATCCAATGGGGCCAGTCGGGTGCCACCTCAAGTGGTGACGTAAACGTTACCTTCCCCACAACCTTCCCAAGCGCATGTCGATCATTCACGTCAACGATGACTGGAGGTATTGGCTCTGAGAACTGGGTCAACGGCTTCAGTGTTATCGGCTTCTACACTTCTTATGCTATAGTTCGTTGTAGGACTGATAGCGGGTCTGCTGGAATTACATGGATGGCAATAGGATACTAATGGTGGGATGGACAGAATGAAGTACGCACACGTAACAAAAGGTAATAAACTTCTGGGTTGGTACACTGACGAAATACACGATGAAATACCAACCCCTAACATACAAGTCACAGACGATCAGTGGCAAGTGGCACTAGAAAACAACTACAATAAGATCAACTCAGACGGCACTGGCTCAACTGAAGACTTTAGAACAGAGGCAGAAAAGGTGGAGGAAGCAAGAGGGATTCGTAACGACATTCTAAACACGACCCTCGACCCTATTGTCAGCAACCCTCTACGTTGGGCAGAACTAACGTCGGAACAACAAGCTGCTTGGGCTACATACCGTCAAGCCTTGCTGGACGTACCGCAGCAAGCTGGTTTCCCTAAAACACATACGTGGCCACAGGAGCCTTCAGCATGAGTAGATCAAAGAACAGAAAGATAGCCGACCTAATCTCAGGCGGTACATTTGATGACGGTGTGGTCGCAGCCTCTGAGGTTACGGGGCTGCATACCGTTGCATCAACAGGAAACTTTAACGAACTAGAAAACAAACCAGACGATATTGAAACTGCACTAACGTCTTTGTCTACTCACGCCAGCCCTGATGCTGGTGACATCTTACCTATCTATGATACCTCAACAAACTCTTGGAAAAAAGCCACTGTAACTGCCTCTGCTTTGCAGGGGCCACAGGGTGTCGCTGGTGCTAATGGAGCCACTGGTGCTCAAGGCCCACAGGGCAATACAGGCCCACAGGGCAATACAGGCCCACAAGGTTCTCAAGGTCCTCAAGGTCCTCAAGGTCCACAGGGTTCTGCTGGATCTAATGGTGCTACTGGTTCTCAAGGTCCATCTGGTGCTACTGGCCCTGCTGGAAACCCAAACACGACTGTAGGTTCTGTCGGTTCTTATGCCTTCCTATTTTCCTATGTTACTGTCTTAAATCCTGGGACAACCGTAGGGGGCGGCTCCCTTAGATACGGTGCTGTTTCTGGTGCTAACGGATCAAACAACTCTGGTCACTCTGTTACAAACGCAGGTGGTACAGCCCCAAGTGGGACTTGGCGGTGTATGGGTCAGAAGCCGAGTGGCTACTACACCTACCCAGCTACCGCGTTCGTTAGAATATCTTAACCATAAAGGACTGACTATGAAAAAACTATTAGTAGCTATACTAGCAACCGCCCCACTCTCAGTATCTGCACACTCTATTCATGCTGAGCATATCGTTTCAACGGACTACTCCTTTCTGCTGTTAGGAGTAGGTGCTATTGTTCTTGCTGCTACAGTTAGCCTAGTAAAAAAGGCTTCGTAATGAGCATTACAATTACAGAAGTCCGCAATGCGGCATCACTACAGTCTGACAACCTTCGTATGGACGTAGAGTTAAACCATCCAGACTACGGCTGGATTCCTTACACATTAGACCCTGATGACACTGACACGACCATCGACAACGATGCAGTCATGGCTTTGATTGGTACAGACTTCACAGCTTACGTTGCCCCTACTCAGTCAGAGTTAGATGCAGCACTTGCAGATGAGGTTCGTTCTGACAGAGATTATAGAATACTAACAGTAGACCAAGTGGTTTCTAACCCACTTCGCTGGGCTGGCCTTACAGCAGACAAACAGGCTGAGTGGTCACAGTACCGTACAGACCTCTTGGGTGTACCGCAGCAATCTGGCTTCCCGAATACAATAAATTGGCCTACGAAGCCGTAACTGAGGTTAAAGAATGGATAAACGAACAGTAGCTTCCGCGCATGAGCGCATTGATGGCCTTGAGAAACAGGTGATCGCAATAAAGACTGAAGTAAAGATTCAGTTTAAAGATTTATTTGGCAGGGTTAAGCGCATGGAAAGTATCATGCTTGCTGCTACTGGTTCTATTATCGGCCTTCTCTTTGCTGTCTTGATGAAGGTCGGATGATGATTCGTCTACTGCCTGTGCTTGCTCTCGGCGCTTGCACTACGGTAGACAACCAAACCCCTATGCTTTTCCCTTCAGTGTGTATGGGTGAGGCGGTTTGTGAGGCTAGAAAAAATGCAGAGACGCTTGCTAACATGGGCTATCCTGATGCTGGTCTTGTTATCATGTGTGATGACGCTAAGATCAGAGACGTTTTGGAGGTGGAATGCGAATCAAGCGCGTTGCCTTATCCCTGATCTTGCTAACGTCTCCATGTTTTGCCCAAGATATTAACGGAGACCTCAACACCAACATCGGTGCTGGCTCTAATGTTGATAGCAACAACACCAACACCTCCAACTCTGTAACCAACAACGGTGGGCAGGGTATCGTGGGCAATCCTGTACCTACAGCTATGGCACCCACCATGATGGGCGGTGGAGGTAACGATAGTTGCTTGATCCCTAGCTCAAAAGGATTCCAAGTTAGTTTGTTTGGCGTGGCCGAGGGAAAGATGGAGCAAGACACGCAATGCAACAGGCGTAAAGACGCAAGGCTGATGGGCGCACCGCAAGCTGTTGGTGGGCTGGGCCTGCAAGTGTCTGGTATTTCAGTAATGTGTTCTGAGCCTCGCGTGTTCAGAGCTATGGCATTAGCCAATACACCTTGCCCCATTATGGATGTGGCTACAGGTAGATTGCTAATCGGACGTGATGCTTTCGTTAAGTATAGGTCCAACCCTTCTCTGTTCGTTGTTGGGTACGGAGAAGACACAGCGTTTTGGAACGCAATACTTATGATTGGAAAGGACTTACCTGATGTGGAAGCAAGTAATCGGAACCAGCCTTCTTTGTCTGACAGGTTCCGCCGCCGTGGCGGATCAAACGATCAGCAACTTGGCAACGGCAGCAGACAATCTGATGGATCAAGTGAGGTTATCACGAACGCTGGCAGCGGGGGCTAGTTACTACGCTGGCATCGGTGGCATTGCACCTGACGGCTCGATCACAGCCGCTCAGTTGAATGTGCAAATGGTATCTGCCTACAACGATGCGCTGACTGATGTGCAAAATTCACAATACTACAACACTTCTATGCTTCTTAATGATCAAGCTGACATCGCCCTCGAAAACATGTCGTTGGCCATTGATGCGCTAGTTGATGCAACCACTACTTTCGCAACGGTTGGCGTGGTGGCTGAAATGGCTGCTGAAGCTGATACTGTGCAAGAGCAGATGGACCTGCAAGAAGTAGTTTCGGTTACTGACATGTCGGTCACAGAATCAGACGTAGAAGAGTACAACACAGCACTGGCTGACGTTGAAGCCTACGCACAAGAGGCGGCTGGTTTCTTGGCAGCGTCGAACAACACACATATCACATCATCAACTGACAGATGGGCCGAGGGCAACAATATCAGCGTTGCCGCATACGGATCAGTAACTTACGACGCCACATCCGACCTCTTGATTTTGCAGTTTTACGGTCAGAATAACGAAACTTACGGCGGCGTAGGTTTTGAGGGATATTTAAATGGCGAGTTCAAAACAGCCGAAGACATCTACAGCGCAGGCATAGCGTATGGCGGATGAAACAGAACTCAAGGTTGGCGGCTTTACGTTTAAAGGAGTGTATCTTGCTGCTGCCCTTCCTTTGCTTGGCTCTCTTAGTGGTGGTATTTACTACGGGTACGATGTGGTTAATCGTTTCTGGGGAGTGGAGGAATCTGTCAACGAGGTTCTCTCTGCAACCTCACGGATTCAAGCACTTGAGCAAACCATCGGTGAGAACAATGTCGCTGGATTAAATACTCAACTATCTCAGATCAGCACACAGATGGTGAGTATCCTTGAGCAACAGAAGACGTTGCTTGATCTCCGCAGCAAGGTCGAACGCGCTGAGCTAATTACAAACGGCATCGACGACAAGCTAAAACAATTAAAGGCAGACCTCGACAGTACGTGGGACGCCATAGATGAGTTAGGTAAACCGCTATGAATGAGTATGACTTGAATGGGAACGGGGTGATTGATCCAGAAGAGCGTGAGATTATGCTCGAGGATCGTCGCCGTAAGATGGAAGATGCTGACGCTAAGCGGGATGCGCAGCGCCGCATGGCTTGGTTCTCACTGACAGGGATGCTTGTGTTCCCCTTCGGTGTTGTCTTCGCTGAATGGATGGGCCTACCGCAGGCCAGCCAGATGCTGTCGAGTATGAGTAACATTTACTATGTGTCTATCGCAGCTATTGTTGGTGCTTACTACGGCTTTACTAACATGGGGAAAGGTCAATGATTGGACAGATAGCAAGCAGTGTTATTGGACTGGTCACTGCGCAGATAGATAGCAAGGCTAAGGTTAAGGCAGCAGAAGCTGAGACCAAGATGAAGATTGCCACTGGCGAAATCTCTTGGGAGCAAGCAGCTATCGAGGCCAGCAAGGACAGTTGGAAGGATGAGGCTTGGACTGTAGCTTTCATTGCTATTGTGATCGGCAGCTTCATTCCTCCGCTGCAACCGTACATGGCTGAGGGATTCGCCAACCTTGAGCGAGCACCAAGCTGGTTTCAGTGGGCCATGTATGCAAGTATTGCCGCCAGCTTCGGCATCAGAACCATGAAAGGGTTTAAGAAATGAGTAACGCAATGAAGCGCCTGCAAGAAAAAGCAGGGGTCGGTGCTGATGGAGCCTTCGGTCCCAACACAGCGCGTGCAGTAGCCAAGCACTACGGCCTGTCACCTGAGCGTGGCGCACACATCCTTGGTCAGTCACACCATGAAAGCGCAGGCTTTAAGCGTGTGAGTGAGGGTCTGTACTACTCTACGCCTGAGCGTATCCAAGCTGTCTGGCCTTCACGGTTTAAGACTGTCGCTGATGCTGAGCCTTACGCAAAGAACCCAGAGAAGCTGGCCGACAAAGTGTACGGTGGGCGAATGGGTAATGATGGTGAGGGTTACAAGTGGCGTGGTCGTGGGTTCCTGCAACTGACTGGCAGGGATAACTACTCTCGCTTTGCTGCTGACATGGACATCGGCTCTGTCATGGATAACCCTGACTTGGTTGAGGACGAGTACGCATTTGACACGGCCGTCTGGTTCTTCAAAACCAACAAGCTATTTAATATTGCTGACGAGGGTGTGACTGATGATGTGATTCGCAAGATCACCAAGCGTGTGAACGGCGGTACGCATGGGCTGGCTGATCGTGAAAAACAAACTCACATGATATACAAATGGCTTGCCGCTGCCTGAGTGTAGCGTTATGTTTGGGTGTGGTCGGGTTTTCTTTTAACACTTGATAGAGTGCGTTGATGGAATCTAACAACCTGACCACACGAACTTTTGTATGGGTGGCTTAACCTTAACAACAGCTTTCGTTCTCACATCTAACCACGGGACGGTTTGGGTTTGTCGATTGTTGGTTGAAGCGTTTACCAGATTGCGCCACAGTTTGATTAAACTGGCCACCCATACAGAGTTTACTTCCCCTTAAAGATAGCGATCATCCTTACCATTATCCTCTGTCTCATATGACATGAGGAATACTATGCAGCAGGCTGCGTGTGCGAGGTGTGACATGCCCGTCTCTTCATCTAAGCTCTGACCATCCCAGAATGACAGCAGGTGCCTCTGAGCGGCCGCATATACGCGTGAGTATTCAAGTCCACCGTTGTCTCTCCAGTTGTGCGAGTCATACTTCTGTGCCCCGTATGTCAGAACCTCTGCAATATCTTTGATCGCTTGCGGTGGGATCAGGTCAATGCGAGGCTTGTCTTGGTCGTGCTTGACTGGTTCCTTCATTTGTTTTCCTCAGGCAGAGAGTACATCCAGTGACCACGAAAGCGTGTGTCAGGCACAACTCTTCTGCGTATTATTTTGTTCTGCATGCTCATGCGGTGCATGATTGATTCGACCCGCTTAACATTTGATTTGGCTATCATCGCTACGATTTCAGCAGGCTGTTCGCCAAACTTTAGTGCTTCAAATATGCCAGCCTCAGTTTGTGAGATTTGAATCTTTGGTTTCTTGGGTGGGTGAACATACTTGGGATCGCAAGGTAGTGTCTTTCTAAGCTTGAGCTTGCTTTGCAGTACCTCAAACTCTAGCAGTGCGTAGGCGTATGTGACCTCGAACCGCTCACTAAAACTCTTAGCTTTCTTCAGGGCTATCGTTAGGTTTCTTTTTCTTGTGGGGCATGGGCTATTCTTGACAATGCCTGTAGCTCTTCGAGTTTCTGCTTTAGGTTGGGCCTTGCGTACCGTTCTGAATCTTGGATCATTAAGTCCAGCAATCTCTTGATTCTTTTCTGTGCTTGTTCTTGGTTGCTCGCGTTCATAGTCCATCTCTTTTTTCATTGTGCCTTGCCTCATATTAGTAAAGGGGCAGGCAATGCCTACCCCCTATTGTTTAGAATGGAATGTCATCACCGATTGCATCGGCTACACTTTGCACTTGGTTGCCACCGCCGCCTTGCTTGGGGCTGATCTGCATGGACAAGTAGTTGTTGCCATCCTTCTGCTTCTTCCAGCCTGCAATTTGCATTGGTTGACTGGCAACGTGATCTTCCATTGGGCCTGAGTAATCAGGCGCGTTGTCATTGCCACGCTTATCGTTCTCGAACATGACGCCTACCTTCTGGTACACCTCGATGATCTTCATGCCGCTCTTCGTTGTGTCTGCAACTAGGACAGTCTTGTGATCGTTGCCTTCCAGATTAACCTTGCCTTGCAAGATCATCTTCATTGAGTCGAATGGCTTAAAGGCTGCGCCTGTGTTCGTGTTGTCGTATGCCATGCTTCTGGCTCCTTTATTTTAATTGGGCAATTAACCCCTTTTACCAACCGCCACTTGCGGCTGGGCTACCTGATGAACGTCCCTTACTTACTGGAACCCCATCAATTCTTTTGCTGGCATCGTTGCCATCATCATCTTCTGGCGCAAGGCAGGCCATGCCGAGCAATCCATATCTACGTGCATAGGTAATGGCCGAGCCAAGTCCCTGCATATTCTGTTTGTCTAGTACAAGGTACACCTTGCTTGAGTGTGACTCACCTGAGTCGTGCAACAGTAACGTCTCAACGTACACGCCTAGCTCGTCACGGCCACACGGCTGCATAACTGCAAAGCCATTGGCTTGGAATACCTTAGATGTCGCGTCGATCACCGCCTCAAGTGAAGCGTAACGATTTTTGAAGTGAGGGTTGGTGCTGTCTTTCTTGACGTGATCCATCTCTGATTGCGCTTTGATTAGTGCTTTGATTGCTGTGCTCATGTCTTAGTCCTTCCGTTTGCTTATGCGTAGAGTGCCACGTTTGTCGCGGCGGATTGTTATTGCGTTGGAGTACACCTCGCGCTCGTTGTCCGCGACCATACCCTTGAGGTCTTTCTTGGCATTGTCGAACGCTTTGGCTGCGCCCTCGTGCTCAAGGTAATCGTGAGCAGCAGAGACAAAGTGATTGTCTGAACTAGCATCACGCTTAATCATCTCGTCGATAGGTATCTGATTGATTGGCGCTGCAACTGGCTGATCGAACCCGATAGGCTCATCACCTGACTCAACGTGTGCCCAGAAATCTGTGCAGGCATCGAGCAGCACGGCTATGTATGGCTCGTGCGCTGAGATGTATGTTGATTCCCACTTGTTGTTACCAAAGATAACCGAGAGGTAGGCACCGCTAGCTCCAGACAACCAGCAGTACAGCTGTATCTGCGGCATGTAATACTCAGCCACCTTAGCTATAGTGTTGTATGCGTGGGTGTGCTTGGCCTCGATGATTGCTGCGCCACCCTTGATGATGCCATCGACAGTACCCTTGTAAGGTACGCCATTGACTGTGTGCTTGAACTCTCTCTGTTGATCCTCGACTAGCTGGGTGTAGTCATACTCTTGCTCGAACCATTCGATGTTAAAGTCTTCGGTAAGTGTACCCATCTGCACTGCGAGATTGCGTGACAAATCTTCAGGTTCTGCCTTGCCAGTCTTCACTGCCCACAGGTCGTACCAATTTCCGTTCATGATTTTGACCGCATCGCTGCCGCCTATAAAACCTTTGCGTTCCATGTTAGTCCTCCACTTTCAGATACTTATTTACTGCACCTTTGCAGTAGGATCAAGATATTTATTTAGGTCATCGAGCGTCAGGTCTGTCTCTTCTAATAATTTCTGACGCTGGAATGAGTCGGGGTTGAGCAGCCAGTCAGGTATAGGCAAGCCTTGCTTAACCTGCTTGACGATAATGTTATCGGTCTTGTTGAGTCTGATCGACGTAACTTGTGGGTTGGTGTTGCGACTGTAATCATCGACAGCTTTCTTGGTTGACTCGATGAACGTCTTGATGGTCGGCCATGATCGTGACGCTTGGTAGGCGCGGACGTTTGCATCGACCTTAGTAAGTACGATATCCATGTCCTTGGCTTCGAACTGAGAAGGTATGTATGAGTTGATGTCGGTGACAATTAGCTGAAGCTCTTCGGACAATGCGCTCTGATCCATGCTAGATGGTGGCGTGTACCTCTTGAGTAGCCGCTGGAGCCACGATCCTATGGTTTGCACACGTTGGGTGTACTCCATGAGTTAGTCCTTCCCTATGGCTAGATTATTTGAGGTCATGTTGGACAAGATGTCATCGAGGTAATCAGCATTGGTCTTAGCCTGCGGTGCCACGTCATCCATGTCATCTTCCCATCGCTCGCCGTTAAGCCAAGTGGTTGGGTGCGGGATGTATTGCTTGTCGGTATCCTGCATTGCGTAGGCAAACTTACCAACAGCAGCGATGATCTCGGCTGGGTCAGCTAGCTTGCATGCTTTGTCGAACGCCTTACGTGCGTGACCCTTGGCTACCTTGCGTGGATACACAGACCAGAAGGCATCGAAGTTAGGGGGTGTCTGTGTGACACTCCAAGTAGTATTATTCTTATCAGATATATTTATTATATTAGATATAACTTGGGGTGTCTGTGAGACAC